CTCTAAACTATAAGTCGCATTAGATGAGTGCGGTGGACCCGCAAGCGTTACCCCATGAGAATTGGACTCACAGTTAAAGATCACTCGACCAGAGTTGGTATTACCGCGCAACACAACTTTACCCGTGCCATTTGGAGCTAGATCCAAGTCACGATTAGACACAGTGGTAAGATCAAACTGGTTTGTGTCCAGATCGCCGCCTAGCTGCGGAGTAGTGTCGTTCACAATATCCTGAATGTCCGTAGCTATTGCCGTAATAAACACAACAGCACTGCCAGATAAATTCAATGCGCTATCGCTGTTACTGCTTTCAATAACAGATCGACTAAGCGTTGTACCCGAACTGGTGTATGTACCCGTACCAATTTCAAAAGCTGAAGAACCGTCTTCTATGCAATATCGCACAGAATTTCCATTGGACACACCAGCAGCTGCAAACGTTTGAAAGCCACTGGTCGCACTGCCAAGAGTTATGGTCCCAGTACCCGTGGTACTGGTTGTCATCTTAGCTCTGTTGACCAACACTACCATGTTAACTCTCCGTTCTTACGCAATTCTAATTAGAGCGTTACTTGCATCTGGGCTTGGCATCACGATCTTAAAGTCCCCTGAAGTTGACGCTTTGTCCGAACCAAAGTCTAAAACCAAAACACANTTTGCAGTGTTAGAACCCGCGCCAGCCGAGCTATTNTAAATCAACGCACCACGAGCGGTTATCGTCGCAGAGGTAAATGTCTTGTCTGCAAAATCTGTAAACGCTGTTGTCCCAGAACTGTCGGCATACTGCTAGAAGCCGTCAAGGTATTTGTGCTTGTACTACCAGAAGGTCCACCAGAAGTATATGTACCAGATGTTGACACCTCATTGTTACCGCCGCCAAAGGGCGCTGTTGTCGTTGCAGCGGTAAAAGTAGCACTGTTAGTATACAAAGCTATTTGAAAAGCATCGCCGCCAGAAGTTGTGAAATTGTGTGTTGCGGACAACAGTTCTTTTTTGAACGAAGTACACATAAAGTTTCCGTTAAAGGCCATATCAGAGTCTCCTTATGAGTTCAGCCAGTTCAGGATGTCCTGCATCCATTAGTGCGTTGTAAACCGTAGTGCGGTCACTTTTTATAGCTTGCCGCATATAATAAGCTACTACTTTCTCCATATGCCTTTNAAAAGCACGAGCTTGATCCCTGATTCCCGGCAACGCTGTGTCCGAAACAGAAATTATTTTTCCCACACAGTCTTCTGCAAGTTCTTCTGGGGTAAAGCCCCGTTTGTTAGTGGTTTCTACTGAAACTACATTCTCATAACGAGGTATGTCTAATTTAAAATCTAAACTCATTGTTTAGCCCTTATTACTTTACCTGTACGATATTCGTCAGTTACTTCCTTGGCCTCTCCAAGCATCTTAACACCATTCATGGCCTCTTGGAAGCGAACATTATACATAGCCATAACATCCTGATCGCCCTTCATGTAAATATAAGCCTCAATCAAAGCTCCGTACAACAACGCCATTTCAGCGTTTATGCTCAACCATGTTGTTTCAGAATCTGTCCCCGCAGTAATACTGTTCGGCCTGTAAAAATAGTGAAGCTCCGCTGTATATGCAGAATCAGGAGTAGGAGCTAACAAAAAGTTAGTTACGTCGAACTGACTATAATATTTAGGTACGCCTGTAGTAGATGGGTTTGGCGTGTAGCTTTGCACAAAGCTAGGATCTTTAAATTCGACAAAACTCATATCTCCATAAACCACTGGATTGCCAGTGGCTGTCCTTAAACTTAAAGAGAACGGAGCTAAAAAGTCACTAGGTATTCTTAAATATTGATATGCTTGATTAATTGTAGCTTCAACATTTTTTCGAAACAAACTTAATTGAGCTGTTTTAAGTATTCTTTCTTCTGAAAGTCTTATAAATAAAGGTATATTAGCAACAAAAGTTGTTTCTTCATATTCGGTGTAATTCTTTATTGCATCTTTTAATTCTGCATAAGTAAAGCTCATGATACTTCCACCGTAACTGTTCCTATAGAGGTTATAGCCTCTAAATTGCTAGGAGGATTAAAAGAAGTTGTTGCGGGTCCGCCTACAGGGTTAAACCCCCATTGAATATTTCTTTGCCCCTCTAAGTCTTGTTCTGGCCTTGGATCTCGCAACGCTTCTGGGTCAGACACCGCAGGTGTAGGTTCTAATTGAGGCTGCTTTGCCTCCCATTCGTCTTTACCGACGAGAAGCCCGTTCCACTCTTTACGCATGTCTTTTAACCGATACTGAAAGCCAGATCGGTCTGAAATGCCATAGGCGTTTTTTGCTGAAGCATATCGACTAGACAATGCGATAATTCCTTAAACTTGGGGTTATTTGAAAAGATGCACGATCCCTATCTTCATCCATAGCTCTACGCATTTCCTCTTCATACACAGCTTTTAACATTTGAACACGTTCAGGAGCACGTTTTAAAGATAAATAATAAGCCAAGCCAGCCGCTAAACATGGATAAAATCTAAACGGAACATCCATAGTGTTTACCATAGCATCTGCATCATCTAAGCGAGTTAAGCAATCATACACTATAATGTCAGTGCTATTGTCAGGGACAGGCCACACTTTTAAGTTAGGAGTTATCTGCCTGTCTAAGAAAAACTGAGTGGGACGCCCAGTAGTTGTCTTAGTTGGAATAGATAGGTAAGCGTCTCTGCCAATACGCGGTATTGTAAGGTCAGTGCCATCACGACGAACTACAGCAGCCAAAACATCTATAACGTCTGCAAGAAGCGCATACTCAGATGTACCCTGCGTTACTGTTTGTGTTCTTTGTTTTATAGTCCATTGGTTTAAACCCCTATTTGCCCAATCAGCAAACATAAGGTTTAAAGAACGCTTTGCCGTTCTAAGATCATAACCTGTTCTGGCCTCCAATCCACAACGCTCAAAAGCCTCTTCAACGTATTCTGCTACGTCTAATTCAAAGTCTTTTGAGTTTGAGACAGTCATCAGTTTTCCTCGTTATAAAGGTTGTCGAAAACCCTGTTAACATCTAAAGTATAGTCTAAATCAGATTTAGAATAGTGTATATGCTGTGATGGTTTAAAATCTGGCGCTCCCTCACCAGTTACAAACCATGCTGGGTGTGTAACACGAACGCGGTTATTTGGCAAAGCTACTATATTGCCTGTCCATTCACCTGCATCTAGCAACTGCAAAACGTGGCTTTGTTTGTGTTGTGCGGGATCATCTGCAATTTCGCTTTCCGTATAATCTACGGTAAATAAATACTTGGCTGGGTGCATTTCACCATCTATTTTTGCCATCCAAGGGCAGGGCGTTGCACGATCCATTACAAATACAGAGTGATTATGAGATGCACAGTCCCAAGGCTGCGCGTCATATGTCTGCATTGGTTCAGGCCATTCTTCCAAAGGTATGTCACCTACAAGCGCAGTTATAGGCATTCTAGCCCACATAGCACCGCCATGAACTGTATCTTCCTCGGCATCTTCAGCTTCGTTTCCAGTAAATATAACTTGAAAACTCAAACACCTGTTCGGGATTGTTGTTACACCTATGACCATAGCATGCAGAAATTCGCCGTGATAATCTTCATGGTTGTGAGTATATTCACGGCGAACCCATGCCTTAAAGTAAGGTATATTACTGTATAGATATGACATTATTTTTTTACTAACTTCATACCTTTTGCTGACGCTGCTTTTTTGAGTTGTGCAAGCGTCATAGTTCCACCGCCACCTTTCATCATAGTAGGCTTTTTCATGCCACCAGCAGCGCCACCTTTCATCATGCGTTTAGGCTTTTTCATGCCACCAGCGGCACCGCCCTTCATCATTTTCTTTACTTTACCACCGTTACGATAGCCTTTTTTCTTCATCGCCATGATATTCTCCTAAGTTAGTTTGGTGCGTTTTCTTCTGGAATTTTTACCATTTGACATAACAACACCACACCCGTTTGCAACCATAGTACCGGGTATGTTCTTTCCTTTAAATGGGCGTTTTGCTTTTGTTTCTGCGACTGCACCTCCATTTTGTAAAGTGCGAACCTTGGCTTTTTTAGTATTGGCAACCACAGTTTGACCTTT